CTTTCAGTTCTGTTTTAAAGCTCAAAGACACATTTTTATTGTCGCCAATTTGCAACCCATAATTGATGCTTTCTAATTTTGCTTTTCTTGCAATTATTGATGAACCCAAAGTGCGAGTATCGGTAGCGTTAGCTGAGTTATAAAGTTTCACGTTCAAATCATAGAAGTCATCTTGTTTAGCCAAGGCTGCAAAATTTCCACTATCAACATCACCAACAATAGATTCGACTTGCAAGGTGGCTCCTACTGGAAAAATTACAGGTCTATCTATCGGAGCTTTATGAGTAATAGAGTTTAATTGATCTCTTTGCAGATCTATGGTCAAATTAAATTTTTGGATTTTTATATCACTAAAATTAAATCCAAATCCACTTTCTGGAGCAGAGCCAGAGGTCTCAGTAATATCTAAAGTTATGTCCCCTTGAGATATTGCTTTTGGTCCATTTGGTCTGTAAAATTTTGGTATTACAGCGTTTATACCAGTAGTCTTTAAATCTCTGGTTTTATTGTCGTAAGTCAATACGTCTACCCCAGATCCTGAAGTAGCAAAAGAAATAGATTCAACTACATAATCTAAATCGCAAGTAGCTAATCCACCAACAGCAGCTTGAAATGTATAACTTTCTAAATAACAATCGTGAAATGTTATTATATCATAGTTTGGAGAGCTATCATCTATAATAGTAGATATTGAAGATGAATCAAATGAAGTCTCATTATTTAACAAGTCATTTCCTTCATCTGCTACAGCGATATAAAAATTCCTTTTATCTAATGTTCGGTCTGCGTTACTAGCGAATCCAGATATTAAAAACAATGAAAACGTATCGTCAACATAACTTACGTCACCAGTTCTGTAGTTTAAATCAAAACCAAGTTTTTTTTCATTTGTAAATCCTTCAAATCCATAAGTCATTGAAAAACTCACTGCTGGCTTTGTAACCACGACACTTCTTTCAGTGCCACGTTTGCCAAGCATCGCAATATCTTGATGATTTACAGAAATCCCATATTGAACACCTTGAACATTTGATATGTTTTTTAAAATGTTGTTTCCGGGGAATATAGATTCATTTGACCCCCCACTAATTTTTGGTGGACCTACATATACAGCCTCATTCTGATATATGACTCTTACTCTTGACATGACTCTATTTTGCTCAAGCTAAGAAGCGTTGCCATTTTGAAATCCAAGTCATGACTAGCAGCAACTTCGTCTATGTGAGCGAAGTGCTGTCTATCTACAGGGTTTTCTATAAAATCTTGAACATTTTTAGAGTTCCAATTTTTAGGAGCTACATTTCTAGCTATCATTTCAGAAAGCATAGAAGCGTATTCATTTTGCTGATTTGTCAAGCGTTTTTTACCGTGCTTTGCTCTAAGTTCTGATTTAACTAGTTTCTCTAAAGAGTCGTATTGATTCATTAATTCAACAAGCTTCTTCATTGAATATTTATCGCTCGCTCTAGATGTTTCAACTTGATCTTCTCCTCCAGAACCTGTCGGTCTTCCAACATTTGGAGATGGAGCGTTAGCTTTGCCCCCAATCACTGGTTGGAACAATCCTTCGTCTCTCAAAGTCTGATACTTTCTTTGAGATTCAATTGAATCATCAAAATTTGGAAGTCTTCCTGTTTCAATAGCTTCCAGACCCTCCTCTGGAGTTAGTACACCAAGTTCTATTAGTCTATTGTAAATTCTACTAATGGCGACCTTGTCGTCAAAATCAATGTCTTGTATATTTGGAGTAGGAATAGAACGAAATCCAATTTGCTTTCCGATCCTTTTCATTTCTGGAATCAAAAAGTCTTTCAGAAAAGCTTTTCTTGACTCATTTAACTTTTGAACAAAAACCAACATCTTGATTTTAGTGTTAGCGAACTTCTCTTCATTCAAAAGAATATTCCCAAGACCTTCTCTGATGTCTCTGTCTAAGACCTCGTATTTTTTCGGATCAAGAATATCAGCAATTTGCGGGATAACAAATTTAGCATCAGTAGTATAATCTGCAACCAATACTCTGCCGACAGATTCATTTGCGAAAAGACCCTGTAGAGCAATTAAGTTTTTAGGATTTACTCCACCTTCTCCCGGTTTTGTTCCAGTAGTAACAAGTAAAATTGCTTGCTGCATGGTACGACTAATAGCCATATCCATTTTTCTCAACTCTTTTTTGTAGTTTAAATCTTCAAGAACAGGAAATCCAAGAGGAACAGCAAAAGGCTCATAATCTTGCTTTTTGTAAAAAACTCCATAAGTACGATTTGGATCTAAAATCATCGTCACTGTTCCAGAATCTGTAGTTTTGATTGCCTTTTTAGCTTGTTCTGGAAGGTTATCAAAAACTTCTTGATCTTGTTCTGTTTTAGGGTATTTTAATCTTGCTACTTCATAGTCACTCAACACTTTAAAATAAGATCCAGAAGCAAATGAAATATTTCCACCCATCTGGATATCCGCAGGATTGAGGATACTGTATTTTGCAGGAAGTTTCATCTCGGCAGCTTTCAAAAGAGATGTCCCGAAAGTTTGAGTGATTTTCTTTATTTCCTCTTCTTTGATTTTATAATCAAATCTATAAATAAATACGTTTCCAGATCTATAGTATTCTCTGAAAAATTGATCTTGAAAATTCCAAATATTCATTTTCTTGAAAAGGGCGTTAAAGAAGTCTCTTGACTTTTTATTTCCTCCCTCAAGGTAAATATCGCCCACAGAAAATTCTGACATCAAGTCGATAGTATTTCTGAATACAGCTATATTGTAGTAAGCTTTTTGACAAAGAACAACAGCATCTCTAACATCTAAGTTTGAAGTGTTCTGAGCAGTTTTGGAATAATTGAATGGAATCAGGCCATCTTCGATATTCGTAAACCTTTGAGTTCTTTCAATAAAAGCGGCACGATTTCCTCTGGTTCGCGTAACAACGCCAGTAGAAGAGCCTTTAATTTCCGCCATCAATGGAGATGGAAGTTCCTGCTCCTTTTTGGCTGTAGCCGTTTCACCTTGCTCCTGTTGTTTTTTCTTACTTATAGCCATTCCTCTATATTTTACACTTTACACGAAAAAAGGAGTAAAAGTATTCTCAACCTCTTCTTGTTTGTAATCTATCATATCAAAATAGCATTTTACTCCCCAACATCCTAACATGAGAGTTGTGTAATTATCTTTTCTAGCCTTGTTTGCTGAAGTAGATCTTTTCAAGTGTTGCGGCAAATCAAATGACTGAGTACCCTTGGCAGTAGTTTTGACCTCAACCAACGAACATTGCTTTTTAGTCTGATAAACCCAAGAGTCTTGAAACTCAATAAACTCTAGAATATTTGGATGACCAACCAAATCAATGTTTACTCTTTGAGAACTCGCTTTTGAGAAAGCTGTATCGTTTGCGGTTGTCTTTGACGCAAACCACACTCTTTTATGGTCTATGCAAGCTTGGAGATATTCGTTTGATCTTCTCAAAAATGCAGAAGTAAAATTCTGTTTTATGCAAATAGCTCCATTTTCTTTATTGTATGTAGTTTTAGCTTTTACAATAGCTTGAATGTGTTCCGAGCCTTCTTTATCGGTTTCAAAGTCTATAAACGATAAATTTTTATGACAATACTCAGATTCGTTATAGCTATCAATAAACTGATAACCCGCGCTATCAATTACAATCAACTCTATATTAAAGGCTTCTAATAAATAAGATAAGTATTTGATATGATCCTTGAGGTCGCCGCCAGCAACTGCATAAGAATGAATCAATGTAGAAGTTTTTGCTTCTTCATCGATTTCCATTACTGACATAGCAAAATAGTCAGAACTTGGACTGTTTGAAAACGATGGGTCAATTCCAAGAACGTATTTTTTATCAGCTACTCCTTTTATTCTTGTGGTTGGCATTTCTCCATCTGGAATGGTGCATTCGTGCATTTTTTTGGCACTGAAATAACTATCAGATCCATCAGTGAATTGGGCGCAATATTCGCGTAAAAACGAAGCATTGGACGAACCTCCATCTTGAGCTTCCTCAATGACTGTTCTATCAATCATGTCTTTGGGCATAGCTTCATAACTTAATTGAGCAATAAAATAAGACGCTTCTCCAACTTCCTTGTCTTGGATTTTGGCTATCCATTCTTTGTATGTCTTATATAAATTTTCAAAAGTGTAGCTAGCGGAAGAAAGAGCTATCATTTTAGAAGTGTTATCAAAAACAATTCTATCTTCTTCTTTAAGTAATCCTTCTGATATAAGTTTATCCTCTAGTTCTCTGATTTCGATGCGCTCTCCCATATTCTGTGGAGCCAC